ACGGACGGCGGCCCACGGCGGTGGATTCCTGATTCGGGTCACCGTCACCGGTGTAGCCACCTTCCTTGAAGCCTACATCCCCGAAGCCGCTGCGTACTGCTGCTATCGCTGCTGCAATAGATGCTGCAATGGCAATAGCATTGGCTGCGATTAGCACTGGGTTACCGCCCGCATCCGTAATGGCACGAATGGCACCACTAATTGCCACGGCCTGATTCGCCACGATAACAGCGGCATCAATAGCCCTCTGCGCACGCTCGTACTTCTGTCTGCGTTCAAGTAATGCATTCAGCCTATCCTCTTCGATTTTTAGGCTTACCTTGCTGTTATCTTTGGCTGCATCTACTCTTTGCTGTTGCAGTTCGATTAAACGGTCAGTCTTCTCTTGTTCAATAGAGATTATTTGCTGTGCTGTCGAGGCGGCATTGAGGACGTTGTTATAAAGTTCTTCACGGTCCCCGCGCCGCTGATCTTTTCGGCGTTTGTCGGCTTCCTGTTCCAGTAGCTTGATATTATCCATCGCCACCTTCATCTGAAGCATCCGGTCAGCAAGTGCCGTACTGCCCACAATGCCCTCCGATGCTACAGCCCTTGGTGCGCTTATTCCTGACGTGGACATTCGGTCAAGCAGTTGACCTTCCATCTGTATGTTCAGCTTGATGGTGTTTTCTTTCTTGGCGGCTTCTTTCTTTGCCGCTTGTGCGATTGTTTTAGTCTTCGCCGCTGCCGCTTTTGCTTCTTTGTCTGCTGATTCACGCTCTGCCTTTACCCTTGCCTCCTCTTCTTGCCGTGCCTTCTCTTTGGCATCAAACTCACGTGAGGCTTTAGCTACGGCCAAGTTCTTGGCGGTTGCCTTAGCCACTAACTCCTCTTCATTCTTGATTCTTTCCTGAAGTTGGAATCGCTCCTCACTTGACATCTTCTTGCCATCCATAGCACGCATATCGGCAATTCTTTTCAGACTTGCCTTTATCTCCATCTCCCTCACCTTGCTTTGTCGCTGCTGTATGGCTAACTCCTCTTTAGTCAGTCCTTCTGCGTATTCCTGCGCATCATCAGCAATGCCTTTAAGCGCTTCATTTCGTGCATCATCAGCACTCCTCGCCATGTCACGGATGAAAGTATAAAGGCCAGCAACGGCTGTCTTCCAAAACATTTCAATCTTAGACGCTGCCTCGCCGTACTCTTCAAGGATATTTGCTTTCTGCTGTTCTGCCGCTGCCTTAATACCCTCACTTGACTGCATAAAGTCTTGCGCAGCACCCTTCACCTTCTCACCCAAAGTACCCTGCACAAGTGCGAGGCGCTCGGTGAATGTTTCGGCATCCTTCAGGTTGATGCCGTACTGCTTTAGCTGCCTTCCTTGCCCTTCCAATGCGCCGATAACGAGTTCAGTAGCCGAAGGTATATCCTTGCCGGTGCGGGCTGCGAAGTCGATGATAATAGGAAGTAGTGAGGATATTTCCTGTCGTGTCAGCTTGCCGTAGGTGAGTAGCTTTTGCTGCGCATCGACAATATCGTCATTGTCAAGGTATCCGAATGTCTGTGCCAGTTGGTTGGCTTCACGCATCAGCCCATCGAAATACTGCTCTTGGCCAAGGTTTTGCAAAGTACCTTGCAGCAGTCGTGTGGTCCGCTCTGCTGCTTCAAACTCCTGCACCGCTGCGGATCCTAACTGGGTAAGCTGTCCTATTAGCGCCTCTACTCCAAAAGTGCCTAAACCAAGCCCAAAACCTGCCATAACGCTCTGCCCTAATCCGCCAACCTTGTCCATAATGCCACTCATCTTGCTGCCTGCGATAGTAGCCTTGTTGCCCATTGCATCCAACTGCTTTTCAACCTTGTGCAGTTCACGCAGCAGACCTTGCACCTGTTTCGGGTCGTTGGCCTTGCGCAGTTCAGTTCCCAATTCCTTGGCACGTTGCGTTAACTGTTTCTGCAAATCCGCCTGCTTTTGTTGCCCCTTAACGATAGCATCCGCAGCCTGTGCGGTCTTCTTCAATTCGGCGGTCAGTGCGGCCTGCTTCTTTGGGTCGTTGGTCTTGACTAACTGGTCCTCCAACCTGCGCCCCTTCATACGCAGTTCCTCCAACGTCTTATCCTGTTGCTTTAGCTGTTGGTTCAGCTTGTCTATCTCTGCCCCATTCGTATCCCACGATACACGGGCAAGTAGGTCGAATATCTCTGCCATTTTACTGACAGATTACGAAGTTCCACGGATTAGGGCCGTCCAAGCTGTCCTGCATCTGCTGTGCGGTTGCAGCCATGCCCGTGTAGGTAACCTCCATGAACATGGTGGTATCTCCATTCACGGTGCTGATACTGTATGCACGGCAGGTGTAGGAATATCCGGCTGTCGGCTGCTGTTGGGTGCATGAAACGGCAGCAATGGAGAGGGTAAGAAGGAAAATGAAAGTGCGCATGGTACAAAGGTACATATTTCCCACAATTCCTACCGCCTTTTCCCTTTTGCCGCTTCCTGCGCTGTCTTCCGGGCCTCCTCTATCCTGCGGCTATGGATGCTGTTGGCGTAAAGGAACTGATACAGCCCCTCAAGGCTCCATGTGTTCAGTTCCCGCAGCCGCACAGGGTCACGGTCTGACAAGGTGAAGAGCAGATAGTTCCTCTCTTCGATGTGTCGCTGAATTAGTTGGGCAGGATCGGAAGTTGTGCGATCCTTTCTTCTGCTGCGAGGCATACGGCTAAAATATCGCTCATTGAGATATTCGCCGATGCGGTGATGCGCTTGAAGGCCTCTATGGTAAAAAAATCCCGCTCCCCTGCCGACCTCCATGCGGCGATCTTGCGGCGTTGCCATTCTTCGTCCATCTCGGCCGGTTCATCATCCATAAGGAAGTAAACGCAGGCTAACTGCTCGTACATCTCCCGTTCGGCAATCATGCCCAACCGCCCTTGAAGGTTCTGACCGATGGCGATGCAATCCTGCCGGAGTGCCTTCAGGTCCTTGGCATCCATCGCCCTGTCGATTAGTAGCTGGGCCACTTCGCTTAGGAATGCCTCGCTGATACCCGCCCGTATGTATAGTTCCTGAATCTCAGCGGCCATGTATCGGCTGTGCAGAATCTCATCGGCTTGTTCGATGGCGTAGAAGCTATGCTGTGTGCCATCGGCTGCGGTGATGACCTTGATTGGGTCACGGCGTTTCTGTGGGTGTGTTGCTGTCATAGTCTGCGTTTCATGTATTGGTTAAAGTATGTAGTAATGAGGTAGAGGAAGCCATCTACGAGATGCATTCCGTACTCCGTGTTGCCCGATGTCTTGTAGAGTTTGTCCTTGCCTTCCTCGGTGGTGGCGAGTTCCAAGTCGCTGATGAGGTCAGCCGCACCGACAGGACAGAGCAGAAGATTGGGATGGTTCTGAAGCATCGTATTGGCGAAGATACGCAGTTCAGTCCACGCATCCGTGCGGGCGAAGTTCAATAGCGGTTTGTCCATCTGATTGGCACCGATTCCCAGTTCCCGCCGGATGATGCTGTGCATGGTGGTGTTCACGCTGTCATAGCCTGCTGACCTCGCGCCGCCTGCAGGGTCTGCCGTCACCCGATACACCGCACCTGGGAAATCTACACGGATGCGGGTACACAAATCGCGGATGGTGCAGTTGTTCAGCTTGTATGCCTTCACGATGGCACAGAACGTCCCCGGCTGCAACTGAGCCACGATGCAGGTCATCGGGTCTATGTTGAAGTCGAATGCGAGGTATACAGGCAGGGCGGGATTGTATCGCAGCGGTGCTGATGCAATGTGCTTGGTGCGGTCGAAGGCGAAGAAGAACGGGTTTTTGTTCTCGAACGATTCCCAGTCCCCCTCGATCATTCTTGCCCGAACATCCGGCGGCATCTTGTTCCACACCGCCCATTGGTCCTCAGTGTTGGACGGCTCGCCTGTCGGACTGAGCGGGAAGTACACCTCATCGTGCGGTAGCGTGTTGGCCTTGAATCGCTTATAGAGTTCAGTCTTGATCCATCCGGGATGCGGATTGAATGTAGTCATCACCACGGGCCGAGGCTCGTGCTGTATGTGCCAACTGCCAACACGCTGAAGAACGGCATTGTAGTACTCTTGGCTGACATCCTCAAGCTGATCGAAGAACGCTCCGTTAATTTCAAGACCGAGCGTGTCGGTAAAGTCACGGTCACGGCTCTCATTGGCACCCACGAAGAAGATGCGGCTACCAGTTGGGCGGTGGGTAAGGTGGAAGTTAGCCCTGTTCCTGTTCCAATGCCATTCAGGTGAGTTGCCGAGAATCTTGCTGAATGTTTCGATTGTGGTTG